ATGACGCTTGACCCCGCATCCACCGCCGAAGACCAAGCGCTGCAGGCCGATATCGCGGCGCTGCGCGGCCGTTTCACCGAGACGCGGGAGCTGTACCGCGAAGTCTGCGCGCTGCTGTTTTTCCGCTATGGCGTCACACCGACGGCCAACAAGCTCTACAGTCTGGTGCGCAAGGGCAGCATGAGCACACCTTCCCACGTGCTGAACCGGTTCTGGCAGGACCTGCGCGACAAAACACGGGTGACGATCGACCACCCAGATCTCCCCGAGGCCTTGAAGCAGGTTGCCGCCGAGGCAGTGTTGGCCATCTGGCAAGCGGCCTCGTCCGCGGCGGCCACCGAACTGGCCGCACTGCGGGCCGAAGCGCGCCACCAGGCGCACGCCGCCGAAGCCGCGCGCGACCAAGCCACTGCGGAAAGCGAAACCGCGCGACAAGCGACCGCGGTCATTCAGGCACAGCTGGACTCGGTGCGCGGGCAGCTTGCCGCGCTTCAAGAAATGCTGTCTGCTGAGCGCCAGGGCCACGCAGCAACCGAAGCGCGTCTGCAGGAGACCCGCCGGCAGTTGGACGAGGCGGCACAGCAGCTCACACAGGCTCGGGTTGAATTTGGCGCGCAGCTCGATCGTGAGCGGGCCCGCGCGGATGCAGCAGAAGAGCGTGCCGCCAGCCACGAGAAACGTGCGTTGCGCGAGATCGACCAGGAGCGCACCGCCCGTCAGAAAAGCGACAAGCTGGCCGATGAGCTACGTGCGCAGGTTGTGGCCGCGCGTACCGCGATGCAAGAAAGCGCCGTGACACATGCCAATGCGATCGGCACGTTGCGCATGGAACTGGGCGCAGTGCGGCAGCAGGCGGAGGGAGCCGCCACGCGGCAGCGTGAAACGGCCGAAGAACTGGTGCAGACCCAGTCGTTGCTGGAGGAGGCGCTACGGCGGGCTGAGCGCGCCGAAACCGAAGCGGAAACAACGCGCCGGCTGGTGAGCGAGTTGAAGAAGGCAACACCAGGACGCGTTGGCCAGCGGACGAAAGCGCCGTGATCCTTAATTACTGAAACGTATGATTCGCGCCGCCTTCATTACTTGAAGGCTTATGATAGCGAACTGGCCTCATCTTGGCATGACCCCAGATTCGGAACCTGTATTGGCACATCCGTCATCTGCGTCGTGGCTTTCAAGACGCGCCGCGCAGGCGGTACTACAGGAAGATCGCTACAAAGAAAAAACGCCTGCTCGATGCAGGCGTTTCCAAGAGGGAGGTGTTGGATCTGTTGATGTGTTGCAGGTCACGCGGGTGCCGGTTCCGCGCGTGCCTGGATTGCACGCAGCGCCTGCTGTAGACGCGCCCACAGTCGGCGACGTGATTTAACATAACACAAATTATCCGAATTGCCTCTGGGGGCAAAAAGTCCGCTCAACGCAGGGTCAGGCTTTCAGCAGCCGACCCCGATTCGGGGCGTTAAGTGGCCTCCGAAAAACCTCACTGTACTTTTTCCAGAAGCTCCTGCTCTCGGGGTCTTTCGCCGCTTCCAGCAACGCAACTGCGTCTGCTGGCTTCATTCCGCAGGCTTCTGCAAGCGCGAACTCTTCTTTCACGCTCGGCGAGGCTACGCCGGCCCGGATGTTCTGCATTCGGATGCGGTCCATGCCCGCTGCTCTTGCTAGTGCAGCGTAGCTATCGAACCTCCCTCTTTGTTTAAGAAAATCAATCGCTTCTTTGATGGACATTGGGCACCTCGTACATTAGGATTCAAATGCATTAGGAATCTATTGCATCAGTAGGTTCCTAATGGTCGTAAACATACCCGCCCTTTGAGGCATTTGAAAGCAATAAGGCCTGTGGCCGAACGGAAAGGAGTTCACAGCATGAGCAAGTACAAGGCACAACTGATCACGATCAACAGCCAAGACTGGGCATTCGACGGCAAGACCGGCACGCGGCATCAAGCGCAATTGGTGATCACCTCCGCGCGCGAGGTTGAAGGTAAGCAAGTCGAAGAGACGTTCGTCGCTCGCAAGAATCTCCCCGAGCAATTCCTTGGCACGCCTCCGGGCGAATACCTGCTCGAGCTGGCCCCCTTCGCAGATGGTAAGGGCATGTTGGACTTTCGCATCGTGGCCATGCAGCCGTACAAGCAAATGCCACAGGCTAAGGCCGCTGCCACGGCCTAAGCCCACTCACTTAGAGGTCACGCTTCGGCGTGGCCTTTGTCAGTTTACGGAGGCGAAACATGGTCGATCCGCACGATAAGAAGACGCGCCAACTGCCGCTGATCTCTCGTAGTCGGGCACGTCTGTTTGACTTTCTGGAGTACCGGGAGTGGGCGTTTTTCCACCACGGCCCGCAGATCAATTTCTATGGCAAGGCGTGCCTGCATGGCCTTGGCGGACTCATGGGGGTCTGGTGATGCACGAATTCACTCAGATGGGGCAGATGGGCGCATGGGATGCCGTGGGTTTGGTTGTGTCGCTGGCTTGCTTGTGCACGGTTGCTACGGGTTTCGTTTGGTTCATGCATCACATGAGTCCCGCTCGGGTGTTGGATCGTTTGGCGCAGGGCTGTGGTGCTGCGTGGCTTGAGCATCTTCGTTGGACGCGGAAGGATTTTGTTTCCTCTTTGCGCATGCGAGAGGAGGCATACAGCGAGCTTGACGGCGCTAAGTTGGATTTGGCGGATGAGTTCCTTCGGGATGATCTGCATCGGCTGGGTGGGCTTGCTGGGGCGTGGTGATGGAACAGCTTCCTGTCATCTGGGCCGTTGGGCTCGTGATCTATTTCTTGTTTTTCTGGTGAGGCGTTATGGCGCAGTGCGTGGTGTGGCAAGCCGGTGCGTTGGTTGCGACCACGGATGCGCCTGAGCAATGCCAAGGTTTTTTGTTGATGCAAACCAACGAATACGCCACGGCGATGACGTTGGGATCAGCGTTCGAAATGCCGACAGCAGACCAAATTGGAGCGGCATGGTCTGTCGGTTTTTGTCTCCCGGTGCTGTGCTACCTGATTGCACGGTCATGTCGCTCTATCACAGACGTTTTTGAGAGGTGAATCTATGAAGTACGTTCGTCGTCTGGGCTATGCCCTCCCCCTGATCGCCATCGGCTCGCAAGCGCACGCCGCGGGTCTCGATCTGACTCCGCTGACCTCGGGCTTCGATGCAACGCCCATCGTTGCGGGCATTCTGGCGGCTGCTGGCGTGTATGCGCTGGTGATCTTCGCCAAGTTCGCCGGCAAGAAAGTGGTCGGCTTCTTCGGCAGCTAAGCAACAGGCTGTCAACCGGGCCTCGTTCAGCGATGAGCGGGGCCTTTTTCATTTCGAGAGGTGGGTGATGCTATGGATGCTCTTCGCAGCGTTGTCGGGGCTGCTCTGCGCTGGTGCGGTCACGTTGGGCTTTGGCTCTTGAAGCGTGTTCTCTTCGTGGTGGCGGTGGTGACTGCGCTCGGTTTGCTTGGGCGTAGTGCTCACGCTGCAGGTTGTACGGTGCCCGGGCAGATGTGTATTCAGGGCAATAGCATGGGTGTCGACGTGTCAGTGCGGCAGAGCGGCAATGGCACTCCTCAGACGCCCTCTGCTGGTGTCATGAATGTGCTGGTGCCCATCACTGTCGGCGTGGTTGCTGTGGGTGCTGCGGCTGTGGCGATCCCTGCGGTTGGAGGGATTGCGATTGCGGGTGATGCGATGGCCAGCGTAGGCATGACTGCGATTCGCGGCGGCATTATTGGAGGTGTTGCCCTTACTTCCCTGCTCAACTATCTGGGTGGCGATATGGTTATGGGTCCGGATGGCAAGGTTAGTAAGGCGCAGCACAATGCCAGTCAGGGCGATAGCGGTTTTGATGGTGCTCTCTGGATTTCTGGCAATAAGACCGGTGATTCTCCGGTTGCTGCGTGCAGCGCTTATGTTGCTGTTGCGTATCCGGGTATGAGCATCACTGGGTATGGCGGTAACGGTTATTGTCAAGGCACGCTGCCTCCCGGTTCGTCGATGTCTTGCGGTGGCGGTGTCTGCAATATTCAGGTCGGCCATGCTGGTGGTTGCGTGTCTGGCTACGTCGCGTCTGGCTCTGGTTGTGCGGTTGATCCTTCCTCTCCCGTGACGTATGCGCCGGCGAGTGATGCTGATATTCAGAGTGCTATCAGTTCTCATCCGGCTAGCTGGCCGTCGATCTACAACGATATGAACTGTGGGCCGACGCTTGCGCTGACGAATGGGTCAACGTCTGACCCGTGCTACGGCTTGTACAGCGATTCGCGTACCGGCTTCGGCGTGTCTTTCTCCACTGGCGGTTCGTCTTGGACCAACAACGGTTGCGCCGTGAATAGCACGTCCTGCCCTTCGGCCACGGTGACGACTGCACCTACCACCGACTCGTCTACCAAGACCAACGCGGATGGCAGCAAGACCACCACGACGAACACCACCACCAAGACCACAACGGTGACCGGCACGAATGACCGGACGAACCCTGTCGAGGCGCAAACGACCACGACAACGCAAACGTCCACGACCGTGACCAACCCGGACGGCAGCACGACCACCACGACCACGACCACAACGGATCAGGCGTCGCCTGCCACGGCGGGCAATGCCAATCAACAGCAGAAGGATCAAACGCCGGCGACAACGGCGACCTTTGCTGGTGGCGACTGGAAGCTTTACACCCCCAAAGAAAAGACGATGGCGCAGGTTATGCAGGCCTTCGTGAGTCGAGTACAGGCGATGCCTTGGTACACCGTGATGAGCAATTTCTTCACGGTCAACGTGAGCGGTTCTTGCCCGCATTGGGTGGTCCCGGCAAGTCGATACACGCCGCCGCTCGACGGTACGCAGTTCTTCTGCGCATCGTGGGCGATGAGTCTTTACGCGCTGGGCGGCGTGGTGACGATGCTCGTCGCTGCTTGGTACGCATGGCGTATCGCGTTTCTCTGAGGGGGGGGGTGAGCGATGTTTGATGCAGTGATCAACGCCCTGTCGGCGTTTGCGAATTGGCTGCTGTCTGGCTTCGTTGCGGTGTTCGTTGCCCTCTGGCAGATCGAAGAGGATCTGTTCATTGATGGGTTCGACCTGCTGCTCAACGGCTTTAGCTCGGTGCTGAGCATCTTGCCGACGCCGACGTTTTTGACGGCGGTGAGCCTGCAATCGCTGTTCGGGCAGTTGGGCAGTGATGCGCTGTTCTTCGTGGGCCAGTTTCGCGTTGGCGAAGGCCTAGCCTTGGTGGGTGCGGCGTTCGCGTTTCGCATGGCACGCAAGGTCGTAACCCTCTTCCAGTGGTGATCGCATGTTCATCTTTCATGAAGGCCTTCCAAGGTCGGGCAAGTCTTACGAGGCCATGGTTAAGCGGATCATTCCGGCGCTCTTGAAGGGGCGGAAGGTCTATGCGCGGCTGAACGGCATCAATCACGAGAAGGTTGCTGAAGCTGCTGGCATGCCGGTTGAGCAAGTCCGTGCGTTGCTGTTCGAGATTCCCGAGAGCAAGGTGCTGCTGTGGCACACCATCGTCGAAAACGATTCGCTGGTGATCCTCGATGAGATGCAGAACTTCTGGCCTGAGAGCGTGCGTAACATTCCGCAGGATCAGTTGAAGGCGATCACTGAGCACGGGCACCGTGGCCTTGATATCGTTGGCATGGGGCAACTGCTGAAGGGTAAGGGCGGCGTCAACGCGAACTGGGTGAACCGCTGCGATCAGAAGATCGTGTTCGAGAAACAGAACGCTCAGGGGCGAGACGATCACTACCGGTGGACGTCGTATAAGGGCAAGCTCGAAAACGGTCGCATCAAATTTGTCAAGATCGCCTCTGAGGTCGAGAAATATGACCCGAAGTACTTCGGCACCTACGCGACGCGGGTCGAGGGCGCAGAGAACGCGGAGACGTACAAAGATGATCGCACCAACATCCTGCGCTCTCGCTTGTTCCGTCTTTGGGTCCCGCTCGGCGTGGTGGCGTTTGCGGTCTGTCTCGGCTATCTGTGGCACCTCTTGCGAGGCGGTGGCATGGAAAAGTCGCTGTTGAAGAACCAGCCGCAACACAACGTGGTGACCACTACAAGCACTGTGAGCACGCCGGCGTCAGGGGTTGTCGCAACCTCGGCGCAACCGATGCAGCAGCCATCGCAGGCTGCGGCTACTACGCAGCCCGCAAAGGCCGATGCCCTAGCGGATGACTACATCGTGGCGATCACAGGTAAATGGCGGCCTCGCCTGTCTGGCCTCATCGTCGGAGGTCGCAAGGCGCGCGTGGTGGTCGAGTGGTACGACGATGGGTATCGCGTGCGCGAACGTCTTAGCGCTGCGCAACTGGAAGAGTTCGGTTGGCTCGTGGTGCGGTCGGCGTATGGCGAGCACGTGGTGCTGAGCAAGCAGGGCACGCACATCGCCGTGACGGCCTGGCCAATGGAGCCGTATGCGGCCGTGAGTGAGGTCCAGCAAGGTGAGATTCGCAACGCCGGCCGCAACGTTGGGTTCGGTGGTGGTGAGGCTCCCGTGCCCTATGGCGATGTTCGGCAGGTTGCGGCCGCTGGTGGCGGTGACGATCCGAGCTGGAACGGGTATGGCGCCGATGGCTTGATTCGGCATCACAAGCCGGTGCATTCGATCTTGAGCAACTAGCGTCAGGAGTGTCCGCGCTCTGATCGGAGCCGTTAGGGGACCCCTCCGGGGAAACAGAAGCGCGGTTAATGGCAGGACGGTTGCCGCCGGAGGCGTCTGGCGGGACCGAGTAGCGGGTAGGACTGGTGGGAGTGATACAGGGTGGCGGGTCAGGAAGACCTCCCCTTTGCAAGCCCTCTCCGGCTCGTCAGGCAGGCCGCTGCTGCGTTTTCGCGGGGCGGCTGGTGGGGTGATAGCCAAGTGGTGCCTGCGCGGTGCCCGCCCCCGCCCGCAGGTACGAGGACGGAGGCGGGCGAGCGAAGCGAGCTACTTGTCTTAATAACACTTGAGAACAAAGAAACGGCAAAGCCAATGGCGGCGCGGTTTCTTAGGGCAAAAGAAAGCCCGGCGATGCTGGCAGGCGTCCCGGGCGGTGGCACACAACTCAACTTGAACGGAGAAATGTCATGCGCCATGACATCGTAGGTGAACGGGCTACTTTTGAAAAGGGTTATTGCTATCAGGAAGGCATTGCCATTAGGCATCGTGTATTTCCGGATGGTCAGGTTGAAGTCAACGGGTTCCCTACCACGGATTGGTCCCGTTGCAAGGCCATGCAGGCCATGCCCAAGGCCAAGCGAGGCGAGTCAGAGAACCGGGACACAAACGTCGAGTCAGCGGCACGGCGTGCCAAACAGGCACTGCGCCTGAAGTGCAAGGCCATCGGGGCTGATCACATGCTGACACTCACGACTCGGGCGAACATCGAGGACTTGGACGAGTTCCACAAGCTGTTCAAGCGCTGGGCTCGCATCATGTCGACCTCAAAGCGGTTGAACTATGTAGCTGTGCCAGAGCGTCAGGAGCGTGGTGCGTGGCACCTTCACGTGGCGATCAACGGCAAGCCTGCTCGGTGGCGCGCAATCCGCGTCTGGCTGCGCGTTGTGGGCGGTAAGGGTGAGGGGTACGTTCACCTGCGTTCGCCCGATGGCGGCCACTATGGGCAAGGCTGGGAGCAGCACAAGTTGGCGGGCTACATCAGCAAATACATCGGTAAAGACGTGGGCGTGGCGGCGTTGAACCGCAAGCGCTACTGGGCGAGTCAGGGCATCGATGTGCCGGCTAAGGCGACCTACTGCACGTGGATGGGCTACCCATCGATGTACGAGGTGCTCAAGGTGGTCATGGCTGACCTGCAACACCAATTCGGCGTGCACGACGTGGTGGCTCGGGTGAGTGCCAGAGACGGTGCTTTCTGGCTGAGTACGGGGCCTAGACCGGGGCATGCCTTCGCCCCGCCTAGCCCGTTTGTGACTGAGTACGAGCGGTTTCTGGGTGCGCGCTCGTGAAAGGACTCCCTCCCTTTCTTGAGCGGACTTTTTTACATAGTCGGAAATTCTGCGTCATTCGCCTGTTGGTGCCAAGTTGTAATGTCCGGTTATAGCAGTCGACGAACCTAAAAATGCGTCGGGTCCAGACGTACAACTGTGTCGAAATGCTTTGTGAGGCACAGACTGATTAGTCGGCTCATTGTTACGTTCATCTGTGACGGGTTGATCGCCACCTTGCCTGGTGGCGCAGCGCTCAATCGCCTTCAATATCGGCGTTGGCATCGTTGCGCACGAAGCCTGTGTCATGAAGGACGAAGACATCATCCCCAATTGGCCGGTGCTCGACCTGCGTCACACGCCAGACAGCGGACGCCTTGGCGTCAGACCAGATCACCATCGGTAAATGTTCACGCGCGCTCCAGCAGATCCGATTCAGGGTATTACCCTGCGACAGCACGTACCAACGGCATGCCGACGCGGGTATCGGCGCTCCCGCAGGCGCGCTGGTTGGGGCAAGACGATACTCGCCGACCGGATGGCGCAGGCCGTGGGCGAGGTCGAACCAGTCGCTGAAGTGGCCAAGGCGAATCAAGTTATTGCGATCAATTCGCGTGGTGATTCGCTTCCGATAGTCCACCACCGTCATCTGATATTCGAGCGGGTCGGCAGAATTCCGAACGACATACGTGTCAAGAACCTCATCTGTCTTGCGCCGCAGGCGCACTTGCCCGTCGCGCCAGACCTGCAGCACATGCACGCCATCGCTGCCTGTGAACTCGGCCCGATAGAACAGCGCTGCAGGTTCGTCACCGGACTGGAAGACCGATTCGAACGTCCCCGCCGGGCGACCGGCCGCGGCTGCCGGTGCCAATACCGAGCACAGCAGCGCCGCGCCTGTCGCCCAACCGCTTGCTTTACTGACGGACAGCCTTGGCAT